ATCGTATAGAGAAATAAACAACAACCTCACAGCAAAGAAACATTTTAGAAAGATTTTTTGGCACAAGGAATTACACAGCGCTAAACAACAGGCGTAAAGGCTTTATTAAAGAATGATCGGACAGCGATGTAAATAACTATTTCGCGGCACCCGTTATGAAGTAATTAATAAACAGAATTTAATACACATTTACCGGACATACCTAAATAATACACTAAACGCACTACCCGTGTTCTTTTCTATTTTTCTATGAATTTTAGTATACGTTTCTCAAGGTGTTACATCTTGTAAATAAAATCCAGTTTTCAAACTGATTTCAAACTATTCTACTACCTTCGCGTGCTTCTCTATAAACGACATCATAGTTCCTCTATATTTCATACGACCTATATGTGTTAATTCTATACCTGGCTCAACCCAAATCTTACCACCAATGTTTTGCCAATATCTACAGAACCCATAATCTTCAGAAAGGAATCTATTAAGATGCGGATCAATGTATGAATTAAAGAAGGCATAGGTCCATTTTTTTTCTTCATCATTTAAAGCGCCGGTATCGTCATTATATTTAAGATCCGGGTACTTCTCAATTAATTGATTGATAGCTTCTTTCTTAATCAACATAAAGCCTGTGCCGGCATCAAATATTTCTATTGCACCGTTACTTACATTAAGAGTTTTATTGTCTGCACTTTTAACAGGATTGACAACAAATCTAACGCTGTTCTCCAATAGAGAATCTTTGTTCATTCCAGCTTTTACATTTTCCTCTACCTTGCCCCACTCAATTTGCTTTATCGGGTACGCTGCTGTAATTATGTCTTTATTATGCCAAAGAAGTTTTATAATAGACTCCGGCTCCCACGCGATGTCAGCGTCAATAAACATTAGGTGTGTAGATTTATCAAATGCCATAAACTTAGCAACTACATTGTTTCTGGCTCTATTAATCAAGCTATCAGTGATTGTGCAGAGACCAAATTTAATCCCGTGATCCCTAAAATACATCATTGTTTTAATTAATGATAAAACTGTTGGTTCAGATATTAATTGATCATAACAAGGTATTGCGAACAGGACATTCCACTTAGAAGTGATTTCTTTACTAATTTCGATTTTTTGTGTCTCAAATAATGGCATAACCAAATTATACTAAAAAAAAAGTGGGGCTTGCGCCCCACCCGAAAAAATATTGCTATTTGTTTCTAAATTTGTTAATTACGCTTTGACCGGAGCCTTTACGTTCTTAACATCCTTTGCCTTTACCGCACTATTCTTAGTGACAGTAACCTGGACATCATCTTTCCCAGGAACTCTGAAATAAAGAGTTTCGTTGCCTTTATCAAAATGAATCTGGACATGCAGATTCAGCTTTTTAGCTTGCGCACGAATTCTCTGTTGCATTGAATTGTATCTCTTACCAGCCTGTATGCCTTCAATTGAATATGCATTTCCTGTTTCAGATGACAATACCAATGTGTCAATAATTTTCTGTAGATCAGCAGATGTACGACCACTGCGTGAAATAACTGGGAAATTACTTGCTTGATTAATTTGCATTTTATGCTCCTATTTACTAGTTGTTTTTGTCGCCATGCGACGACAAGAGAGAGCTTACCACAGATAAAAAAAACTATACGGCGTTCGCTAAACTTCTTTCAAAGAGTTTTTTTCTTGTATCTGATTAATCACTTTAATCAAACCGTTTACTTGTACTGTCAAAACTGCATTTTGAGCGGTTAAATCAGCGATTCTGTCTGTGAGAATAGCTATTACTTCTGCCGCCTCAACCTGCACATTTTTATTTATATCGATTCTATCCACTTGCCCACCTCCTCACCTGGCACATTATTTTGTTTATATCCGGGCGTGAACTGTCTCAAATTATGATTATACACGCTTACTGTGCCAAAATCTTCAAGATCTTCATCAATTTCTGATTTTATAGAAAAATCTAGAACTTCTATCTCAACCTCTTGCTCAACAGCTATATTTTCTACACAACTAAATACTGAACCGGCTAGCGCATCTGCCATATCTTTTGAACCACTTGTTGGGTGATCAATTTTATTATTGCTAAACAATCTAAGCTTTAACAATTCTTCATTTACCAATATCTCATTCCAATAACCTCTTAATCTTGTGTCATATATAGATGTCATCAATGTATCGTAGTCGCTTTTTTTAACGCTATGGAAGTCTGCAGCGATTCCTTGAGATCTCAAACTCTGAATCATTTCAATAGATTGCCATCTATCGAATGTAACTTTAGCTACGTCAAATTTTCTGCACAGATCAACTATCATTTGTCGAACAGATGCAAAATTAATTTCTTCACCCGGCGCAGCTTCCCATGAATGTACTAAATCAACATTTATAACTGGGAGCTTCTCTACGCCCATAGAAGTTTTTATTTCTTTAAAGCCAGCACAATGAGTCATACATAAAGCAGATCTGTCTCTCTTAAATCCTAAATCAACATGTATAAATCTTCTATGACCATCAGAATTATTAAACCATTTATGGAACCTTCCATCTTCATCTACCGGATTATCTGCATACATAAATGCTTTTCTAACTAACTCTTCATCTCTAAAATATGCGTCTTCCATTGTAGGTGGTTCGCACTCAAATCTTGATGCAGCCTCTACTGGGTTTCTTATGTATTCAGATTCAAGATCTGATCTTTTTATTGTTGGGTTGACCTCCCAAGTAGCTGCTTTTATAGACCATGTTTTTGGCTCACTTTTATCTCTAGCACCAAAATATCTTTGCTGAATGAAATCACCTTTGTATCTTGGGAATGACAATAAAATAACTTTACCCACTTCCGGGAATCTTGACATTACAGATAATTTACTCATGTTATAGATTGCTGACGCTGACCCTTTAGCCCTTGTATCACCTTTTAACTCAGTGTCTGTTTTGAAAGCTGATATTTCGTCTAAAACTATTGTTAATACTTCGTAACCCTCCCATCCTTCACTTTCTGAGTGACCGGAGAATAATCTTACTGGTCTAGAAAAGAAAAAGATTTCTGACACTCTGGGTTCAAACCCAACGCTATTAAAATACGGAGATCCTAGTAGGAGATTTTTTAATGGTTCGAAAAAAACTCTCTGAGCCTGCTGTGCGTTTACGGCAAGATTCAATAGATCAACATATACGCCATTTGCTTTACCGTAATAACTGAGAGGGTCTCGTAAACAATGTAGCAAATATGCGGTATACGCGATTGAAATTCTGCTACAATGGTCCTTCCCAGAACCTTTACCTAACATACAAATTACTTCATTATCTGTATATTTTTTATAGTATTCGAGACCTTCATGTTCACCCATAAGTTTTTGCAAAGTAGGCAGCTTAAATATTTGCGTACTGTGCCGGACTATTTCAAGTTGTATAGGAGACAATGGCGGCAGACCAAGATATTTCTTTTCTTGTACAAATGTTTCTATAGATACTGGTTGCTCCATCAATTCGTCTTGCCTAAGCAATCTATCAAAATCTGCAAATTCCAAATTAATTCCAAGATAATCAGACATAATTATTTACCCAAATATGACATAAAGGGGTCAAAACCCGTTCTCAAATTCTGAGCAGAGCCCATAAAGGGGGCAAAACCCGTTCTCAAATTCTGGACATAAAGGGGTAAAAAGGCGTTCTCAAATTCTGACATAAATCCCCTAATTACCGTTCTCAAATTCTGAAGAATCTGCATCAATTGCAGATTCTTTAGTAAGATCCACACTTTCACCTGACATAATCTCGAAGGCAATTTCCAATTCTTTCCGAACCTCTTCCGCAATTGTTGGATGCTTTGAAATGACATCTCTTAAAATTTTAGAAAGAATTTGATTGACATTTTCGGCTTTCTGCATTCTTGCAATGTATTCTCCGTCAGCTTGATTACCACCCATCAGCTTATGCAATTGAGCCTTCTTTGACGCAATCTCCCCGGCAAGCTTAATTGCCTGTATTCTTGCAGCGACCATACCGTTATCTGTTGCGATTGTAATCGTCTCCCAAGCCTCTTTGCTTAGTTGATCAAACTCCTGAAGTGCTTTAATTGTATTAAACTGCACTCTTTCAAGAAAGTACGGGTCTTCATCGACAGTTTTATTTAAGATTGTTTTATACTCTTCTACATATTCTTTTACTTCATTTGGCTTTAACGACATTAATGCGCCAATTTCTCTATTGCTGTATCCCTTTACATGCAATAGACCAACTTGCTCTACATCTTTAATTTTATCAATTAAAGATTTATTTTTAATTGGTTCGATATCTGACATAATCTTTCCTTATACCCCATACTTACCTTTTCCCAAGTAAGATTTTCATGTACATATTTAGCGCCAATAAAAGTCTTCAACGCAATTTCATCGTAGTTGTTTACAACATATAACATTTTATCACATAAATCATCGAAATCTGGCTCAGCCCACTCCCCACACCCATCGTATATCCCGGTCATATTTTTGCTTCCCCATTTAAAATCTAACGGGACTGATAGGTGGGCAAATTCAGTACACGCAGTAGCATTTGTGCAAATAGTAGGTATTCCTTTCCCTATACCCTGTAGTGGTAGCAACCCCCACCCTTCTCCGCTAGTGGGATACAGTACACAATCTGATTGATCATAAATCTCTGACAATTCTTTCTCGCTAACTTGCCAGTCAATAACTTTGATTCTTGAATGATCTTTCAACAACATTCTTGAGCCGGAAATGTGATTATTAATTCTTGCGTCCGGAGGACCATTTGATTTATAAATAAGGCTAAACCTTTCATCGCTCCCAAACAGCTTTATAAAAGCGTCTACGGACATCTGAGAGTTCTTTCTGGTCGAGGGGGAGCCTATGCTGAGGAATGTGAATTTGTCTTTGACCCGCCTTGGATTGATCGGTCTTAAGTAATGTTTATCATTAATTCCTAATTTAAAATCATACACAGGAACTTTTACGCCAGAATTTATAAATACATCTTTAGCCCACTTTGATGTTGTCCATAATTCTTCACAACTGTTTATTGCATTCAGCCAGCTGCCTGGGATCTTATTTGTTTCCCAATATGTAAAGCAAACATTATATCCATTTTTTTTACTAAAGATTGATGGCAATGCATTGTGAATATACACATCAGAAATCCTTGGCAACTTCTCATAAACGAAGCGTATGCCAGCATCATGCATTCTTTTTATTTCGCCAATATCTCCTTGGTCTATATCATTAATATTATCTTCAATCAAATCAAAATCTTTTTTTAAATAATATTTTAAATATGAAGCAGCATCATTGTACCCCTCAGACCGGCTCGATACTACTGCTGTTGTCCATTGTACTTTCATCAATTTTAAATCCAATCACCCCGCCGGCAGCTTCGGCTTCTTGTTTTAATCTTGGCAGCGGCAACCCGTGAATCTTTGTATATTCAACTCTATAATTGTACCACCCCTGCACGGCTTTCCACATCTTATCGTCCGTTGTATCAGCTAATTTCTGTAGCTCCTCTGTGGAAATTAAGAAGCTAAGTACACCCAGAGGCATATACACAACAACATCATAATTTGAATCTTTATCTTTAGCATATTTTTTTAGTAGAAATTGGAATTGCCTAATTGTATCCTCGACAGGCTCACCGGCAAAAAAGTCAATGTTGCCATAAGCATTTCTAATGCGGGGGCAGTAATCGTCTACTCCTGCAATTGTTCCAAAACTCCTACATACCATCGGGCGATAACCATAGATCGTACATCCATTTTTATAGAATGCACACCATCTTTTTGTCTCGCCCCCGAACTCCCAGCTATCATCATGCATAGCATCCTTTAAATTGCTAACAACCTCATCAAACCATTCTTTTGCGAACTTTTCTCCTTTATTTTCCAAGTGTAGATAGTATTGTTTGTTTATATTGTAAGCAATATTTGCACATTCAGCCATGTGAATAGTAATTCCAATCTTACAGCATGTACCAGATCCAAGACATTTGAACTGAGTTTCATTCTGCCTAGCCTCAAGAACACGAACCTGATTGTACAACATGTCCATTTCGCCAAAAATTGCAATATCAGTTATAGCTACTTTTCTTTGCATTATCTTTTAAAACCTTTCTTTCTTGCTTGTAATTGCTTTCTTTTCTCGCGCTTCCTTTGCTCAACTTGTTTTTGCATTGGAGATTGCGGTCTTCTCTTAGCTGTAGAAGAAAGATTTCTGCCTTTGCCCCTAAATCTAAGTAGCTCGTATTTATCGCACCAGTTATACAATCCTTGCGGTGTGATGTCTATATTGTATGTCTGCTTCAAAAGCTTGACAATATCAGTAAGATTCATCCTTTTACGAACATAGTGTTCATAAAGCCAGCTTTTATCTTTGTACGGTTCTAGTGCCATTTGCGCTCAACATTAAATAATACCATAAACCAATGCCAACTGCGTCGATAATATCATCATCATCAAGATCTTCTTCTGTCATTTCAAAATATCCGGTGATAATATCTCGAACCCTATCTTTTCTTTCCTTCTTTTTGCTTGCTTCAGTAGTTAGATACTCCTTATCTTGCTTAGAAAGATTTTTATATCCTATTCCACGCTTCCATATCATTGGATTTATATCAATAACTCTTGAACAATAATTCTGGGCGATGCCCCATGAATAGCCAATTATATAAGAAATAATTCTACTTGTTTGAAAATTTTGAATGTATACAGACTGCTCTATAACACATTCGCTTGGTTTGTACTCGCTACATATCTCAGCTAGTCCATCGTTTATTGCCTGAAATTTAATATGCATTTCCGAGGACTTGGGGAATTTAATTTTTCCACATTTTATCAAACGAGGTTGCTTAACTCCCATCTCAATTACAGCCCAGCCTAAAGAGTGCGATGAAGGATCTATTGATAAAACTTTAGTAAAGTTACTTTTGGCAATGGACTTTATATTCACATCTTTTCTTTTCGAAGCTTTTCTTCGTCCCAGCCCCAACTTACCAGTCTTTGTATTAGCCTTTCGTCCTTGCACCTTTCGCATATATTTTCCTTATTGTAACGAGATAATATAGTTGTGCAACCATCAGTTGTACAAATTCTTTTCTTACCTTTGTTACGTTTTTTTTCGTAATAATTTTCTAATAATTTTTTATTAGTAACTATCCTTCTACACTCTGCAGAACAATATATACTATTGTAGACTTTTGCTTCAAAGTTTTTATTACACTCTTTGTTTTTGCAAACTCTAAAAACACCGCTATCCACCGTCTCCCCAGCATAAAGCAGCCAAATCACAAGAAGAGCAATTCTTAGATGTTCTCTTGTATGGTCTGTCTGGAATACTTTGCGTTACAAAGTTTCCATAATACTCTCTGTATTTTTTAAATAATTTATCTATAAATGGTTGATCTTTTTCTATGTAAATTGGTAATATTTCCTGATTATTTTTATTTTCGTAAATAACAAAACCACCGTCAAGATCTAAACATTGCATATATATTTGTGCTTGACGATAGTGTTCGTCTTTTGGCTTTTTATAAATTTGTCTATAGTGAAAGCCTTCAGAGCTAATTGACTTTAGCTCTATCAGCTTATCTCCATACCAATTAATGATACCATCTGCTGTGCCTTCAATTGGCGGATCTGAGTAAGTTACTTTTATTTCCTCATCTACAAGTATTCCCATATCTCTGAAATAACTATATAATCTTTCATGTACAGCATGACCATTATCAAATATTCTATGAGTTTGTGGACTAAAATCAGGCGTTACATTTACGCCTTCAAATAGATAATACCAATATCTAGAACATTGATTAGTGTAACTTGGATGGAATCCGCTAACCTTTTTAAAGGTTGTCTCGTTTTTCTTTAAAAGCTGCTCGTCAATTGCTTTGCATAAAGTATTCTCTAAATCGGCTGGCGATTTGGATTCAACTACGACAACTTCCTTTGGCTTCTTTAATTGCTTTAATGATTTCATTGATTATAACCGCCCTTTCCGGCAATTTTTAGTGCATTTATATTTTCTGTTAGAGATTCATACATTGTTTTCCAAATATCATTAACAAACTTATCTTGATCGCTCATAACTGCAGACTTTCTTTTAAAAGCTTGAGATTTAACAATCATCAGTGTTCTATACGCGGCAAGTATGTTTGCATACTTTATTGCCTGCATTCCTAAATAATGATCTGGATTCTCAATTATATCTTGGACAACACGTATACACTCAATAAATTCCTCAGCCTTGTCACCCATTTGCTCAGCGATAGTTTCTTTGCTAATGATAATGTCCGGCATCAAGAATCCTTTCTGATTTCAATTCCAAGCGACCATCTTAGCACATAGAAACCAAAATACACTCCGTCATCCCAATTAAAATGAATTCCGATGGCGACCCAAGATGAAAGCTTGTCGGAATAAAAGTTTATTTTACTCATACTCACTTCCTTTTATTAGATCTTTAAAAACTTCCCAATCTATGATTGCAACCTTAGTTTCAGAATCGTCACCCATTACAACAGATATGCATGGATATTTATAATTATTATCCCATGCAACCTTTCTAAATTTTTTCCAAAATTTTTGAGTAAGAGTAAAACTTTTTGCATTGTGTTTATAATCAAGTAAAAATTTATTCATAGTTGCATCCCCTTTCTTAAAACCTCTACCGGAGTTTTTTACTCCCTTAGCTCTATCCCTCTTTATCTCCTCCCTCTCTGTTCTTTTCATACATTAACACCTGAATAGTGGTGTCCTTCAAGATTCCAATTCATAAAAGGATTTAAAGAAAAAACATTGCAACCAAGTTGCCTCATTTTCGCAACCATATCCCTTGTATGCTGCTCCCAAACAACGAAAGAATGCTCAGTCTCACCAGACTCTCTGCCCGGAAGGTGAACTCTTTCGTTATATTTTTGAAAATTAGTTTTACCATCAAGCTTACCTTGATCGAGAGCAACAATAATAATTGTAGAAGCACCCATAAACTGAGCAAGATGCAAAGACGTATGGAAGCCAGTTGAGCCCACAACTAAACGATCATCTTCTTTTGGGAAATGTAAATCAACAGAAAAATTTTCATAATGCTGCTGTGATGCTGGGAATCTAAATACATTGTCTTTATCGGGTATTGGCTCCATATCTAAATTATTAATATCTCTATCAGGTAGGACCATCGGTGCTGTGCAACCTAGCTGGCGATAATACTCGCCACCCTCGTAGTGATGACCAGCAACCCAATATTCTTTTAACCCATATTCAAATCCTACACGATTTGTTGCAATGCAAATTTTATCATCAAAGTAAGATGGCGGAATATATTCTAGACTTGCACCGGAGCCAAAAACATATATTTCCTTATTAAGATAGATATTTTGCAAATGAGTTATTGTCATTTTTCACGCCCATTCATTACAATTTTTTCAATATCTGCCTTTTGTTTATCAGTAAGGTCTATAGCGCCAATACCATTCCATTTATTGTCACCATACATGTACCAAGCACCTTTTCTTTGAATTACATCCATCCCAATAGCTATATCAATCAACTCTCTATAGCCATCTATCTTGCCTTCTTGCGGTAATACATAGTAGTACCCTACAGTACCAATGCTTGGCAGTTGTTTTGTTTTCTCAATTGTCCACGTAGCACGCTGACTGGTGATAAGATTTGTATCGTCTCTCTCCATTTCGCTCTTCGACATTGACAAAAATAATTTAACAATATTATGCATGTTATGATGCACAGTATTACCCATTTTTGCTTTTGTAACAGCGAACATTCCACTAAGATCGACTGTCTGGTGGGCAACAAATAGCATTATATTTCTCTCTTTGTGAAGGTAATTAACAAGTTTTTGAAGCAAGAAACCCTGAGACCTCGACTGCAGACCCATCGCCTTACCTCCTTCCGGCTTATCATAAAATTCTTCTTTGATAATATTAGAGAGGCTGTCGAATAAGAAAATATGCTTTTCTGTTGTATGATTTAGATATTCATAGATATTCTTTAATATCTCTTCAACAATTGTTGATTGCACAACAACAATGTCTTCAACATCAATACCACATTTGGCAGCATACTCATCATTATACGAAGATTCTGAATCAATAATAACTGGTCTGTAGCCCATCTTTTGTGCTTCAGCAAGAATTCTAAAACACATTGTTGTCTTACCAACAGATGGTGTACCCCAAAATAAATGCGTAGCGCCGGTGTTAAGACCACCGCCGAGAGCCCTGTTAAGACCAATACTTGGTGTTGGAATAACTTGATGCACAGGCATCAAGTCACCTTTTCTTTTATCTACTATTAACATATTCCTCCTGTTTAATCTGCTTTCGCTTTATGTAATCTTCTATTGTAATTATTTTATCAGCAGAATCGAGCTTAAATGAGTCAAGTCGATTAAGTGTTTCTTTATCTTCAATCCTTGATAGACGAGCTGCATACCACTCCCCTTCTTGTAAAATATTTTTAACTTTTTTATACACAGCAGAAAATATAACTACCTTAAAAAATTGTTTACCGTCCCAGCAGTACACGCTCGCCATTTCTTTTCCTGTCGAAGTTGTGAAACTTCTAATGTTAAAAACATACATCATTGTTTTTGGATCATTAATAAATCCAATATCATGCTTGTAGACCCAGGAGTATTTGTGATCCACTCCCTCTTTTTTCATCATCATAATGTTAAACAGTTTTGAGTCTTGAGCCTGATACACATCGCAGTATGCGTGTAGTGTTCTATCGCCAATTAAAGCATACACATAATCTCTCTGCGCTAGCTCTGTGTTTCTCTCGCCAAAAACAGTGCAAGAGCCAGAGTGATCTTCAAATTCTACACGCAAATAATTCTGCGCTTTCTTTGTTGACCTAACTACAGCTTTAATCAAAGTAAGGTTTGATATTGTTTCATGGAAATCTGCAGCGTTTTCGACAAATTCATCGATCTCTGTCTTGAACTCACTTGCTTTAATTGGGAATCCGAGCACTGGTAGATAGTATCTTGGGTGATCAAATTGAGAAACATGCCCAATTGATTCAAATGCACCAACTTTGTCCAAATTCTCTCGTAATGGAGCTTTAACTGCAGACTTGGAGCACTTGTTGTTAAACTCTTCAAATGAATTAAATGGTCTCTTGTTAAAAATTTCTTTGATTGCGCTCACCCCACAGCCAGTTACATTAGCAAGACCAAATCTAATACCCTCATCTTCATCCGGCAGCGACATTGAGAAAAATTCTTGAGACTTATTAATGTCTGGCGGGTATATCTTCAACCCTAGTCGCTGGGCTTCCATCAAATACGCAGTAATTTTATCTGTTGCAGACTCATTGTAAAGCAGCGCCCACATAAATTCAAGCGGATAATTGACTTTTAACCACATTGTTTGGTATGACATCAGAGAATAAGCCACAGCGTGGGATTTATTAAACATATACAGCGCTGACATTTCAAATTCCGACCAAATCTTCTCAGATTGAGCCTTTGTAAGATACGGATTACTTACAAACTTCTCTTTAAACTTATCGAACTCAGCTACATCACGCTTTTTACCAATAATCTTACGCAACGAGTCTGCCTCTGACCATGAAAAGCCCGCGAGCAACACAGCCATCTGCATCAATTGCTCTTGGAAGATAACCGTGCCATATGTTTCATCTAAAATTGGCTGTACTGTCTCATGCGGATATCTTGGCTTTTTCTCTCCCTTTTTACAATCAATATACCTCTGCCCTTGTGACAACAAAGCGCCTGGTCTAACCAAGGCGTTTGACACCACAAGGTCATTAAAGTTATCGATACCCATTCTTTCGATCAAATTGCGATAGGCAGCAGCGTCCGTTTGGAAAATGCCCACCGTATTGATGTTATTAAAGTTCTCATACACCTTTTCGTCATCCAGAGCTAGCGACTGTGCCTCCACATCCACCCCATAACGCTCTCTAATCATCGCTAGCGCGTCTTTAATGACGGATACGGTCTTGAGACCCAAAACGTCTATTTTAATAAGCCCAACGGCTTCTGCGTCCTCCATTGCAAAGGCTGTTACTGCGCTTCTATCCCCACCTTGGGAGTCCTTTCTTGACTCAACAGGGCAAACTTCGGTAAGCGGTACGGCAGACACCACCATGCCTGCGGCATGTACACCTGCGGTACGAACACGCTCTTGCAACTTCTCTGCCAATATCGGTACATCGGGATATTTGCGAACAAATATCTTTCCCTTATCTGTACTCTTTAATTCATCAATTGTTTCAAAAAATGGGGTGATCGCATTGATCTCGGCATAGGGGACCTGTAGAATCCGGGCAACATCTTTAACCGCACTCTTTGGCTTAAATGTGCCATAGATTGAAATTGCCGCAACTTTATCTTCACCCCAGCGAGTGGCAAGATAATTTTTAACTTCATCTCTCCGTTTGTCTTCAAAATCCAAATCAATATCGGGATAGTCGTTTCTTTCGGGGTTTATAAATCGGGAGAACAGCAGGTTGTATTTAATCGGGTCCACCTTGGAAATGTCGAGCAGGTACGCCATCAGGCTACCGCCCACCGAGCCTCGCCCTGTGCCTCTGCCAATACCATTGTTGTCTGCCCACTTAACAAGATCCCATACGATCAAGAAATAGTCGGCAAATCCAAGCTGTTTAATGATGCCCAACTCTTCGTTGAGACGTTGTACATATTCTTCGCCCAACCCCAGCTCTTTTAAGCGAAAGCTTGTAACTTCGGACAGATAATCGTCCGAGTTCATTGTGCGCATAAATTTTGGAAGCAGGTTCTTTCGCTTCTCTAACTTTGCCGTGCATTTATCCGCTATCTCTATCGTATTCTCCAGAATATCTGTACGGTCATAACCTGCATCTTTAAACCACGATGCCACCTCGCTTGCATCTGCCAAGTATGGATTAATCTCATCAAACCTAAGAGACCTGTTAGGATACATATTATTGATTTTTGCCACCATATCAAGACCAGCCACGTGGATACTATCTGAATGCTCTTTAGCATGGCGTTGTTCTGCTGCGCCAAGGCTGGGGTATTGTGAAATCATAAGTAGGATTTCTTCACACCCTTTATCATGCCTTGTGGGGAAGTGACAATCTGCTGTTGCTACGACAGGTCTATTATATGTACCCGCCAAGCTTATAAGACCATCGTTTAATTCCTTTGGGTTCCAAGCCTGTACTTCATAATAAAAATCATCTTTAAATATCTTTAGGAAGCGCTCTGATAGCTCTTGAGCCCTATTTGTATCCCCCGCCATAATTGATTTTGATATAGCGCTTGCCATACAGCCGGACAATGCGATGATGTCATTATCAACCAACTGCTCAAGAAGATCAAAATCTATTCTTGGCTTATAATAGAAGTTTTTAGTCCACGCTGTTTGATTAATTTTAAACAGCTTTTGTAGACCTTCGTTAGTTTTTGCAATAAGAATTAAATGGAATCTTTCACTTGTATCTTCAGAGTCTTGTGGTACTGAAGGCACAAAGTACGCCTCTATGCCAAACAATGGCTTTACATTATGTTTGTTGCAAGCGTCTTGGAATTTTAAAACACCGCCCATTGTGCCGTGATCTGTGATTGCAGCGGCAATTTGACCATTCGTGCTTGTTATTTTGGCAATCTCATCCGGCGTTGACATTCCATCAAGCAAAGAGTATTCAGAATGGCAATGAAGGTGAACAAAGTTTGTCACTTCTTCTCCTTAAAATTCGCTGGGCAGTGGTTCCAATATGATATCAAACAGCGTGTCTATAGACTCGTATTCGCTCCAGTATTCTTCGTTATACCATTGTTTTCTTAGGTAGCATTTAATGCCAGCTTTTTGCAATTCTTTAATTTCTGCCGGGTTATCTTCTACCACAAATATTGGGTCAATATTTTTTATAATATTAATTTTTTTACCAAATTCTGAAAATTGCGGCATTCTTGAATTTATATTCCACTTTTCCAGCCATGGCAAAGTTTGCTCGACTGATGCCTTCTGCTTTCTTGCCGTAACAATATCAATATTATACCCTATACTGAACCAATAGTTTATCTGATACCAAGCATCTTCATACGGCTTCATATTTGCCCAAAACAATGGTGAATTAAAAATTTCCAATGCATCCTTATCTTCGGTACTAGATATAAGCCACTTTCCATAATCCATCTGATCTGCTGGGATGCCGCGAGAAGATATTACTTCAAACATAGATTTGTCTATATTTGCTATAACACCATCTAAATCAAATACAATAGTTGGACTTTGCGCTTTTGTTGTTTTCATTTTGCCTCTTTCGCTGGGGAGGGTGGGCTTGCACCACCATATTTTAATTATTAAAAATTAACGCTTTACTTAAGCTACTCCCCACTTATTTCTACCAGCTATCTTTTAACTCACCGGTAGTTAAGAACACTTGCTGCTTTTCATATGGCAACTTCATATACACATTATCTAACTGATGCATTGGAAGATCTTTTATAACATCTGTTTCTGGCGATGCATCTAATGGGATAAGTGAATAGTTTGTATCAGCTGCAGTTGATCCAGTACGAGAATACTTATAATATCTATCAGTGATAGTACCAAACTCCTTAGCATACTCAATAAGCGTCAAGCCAACATGTCGTTGATTAAATGTTGTGTCAAGCACTCTTGGCTCCCAAACACCTGGCTCTGTCTCAACGGCAATATTAATCAATAGATGCGGCTTTGCCCTCCAAGCTTTGTCAACCACTGCCTGCTCGGTTGCCCAGCATCTATAGTTGAATTCTTCCATAGATGCAGTCGATGCAACCCTCCACTTCCAGTTAACTGGTGAAGTTACCACTGGAACAGTAATGCCGGTACCAATGTTCTCAGAGTAGTTTTTAGAATCTTCTGTCAATTCTTGTCTGAATCTAATTCTAAACGACTGCCCTGCTTGAACAGTAAAAAAGCGCTTTGGACCACTTTTCCCACCTGTTGGTGCTACTGCCTTTTCAAGGTCTTTTAATGTTTTAACTGATGTAAATGTCATGTAATTTTCTCCTATATAATTTGATTTTTGTTGTTAATTGCTTGCTGTATTTCATTACTAGTCATTTCACCTGGGTCTTTCAACCCCGGTGGAATGCTTGCGAACGAGAGATCTTTCCCTCGACACATCTCTATGATAGCACGCCGCATGGCGTAACCAGCGTCATCATTGTCAGAAAATATGATAATGCTATCAAAAAATTTTCTTATCATCCCAACCTGCTTCTCAGATACTGCTGCACCAAGCGTTGCTATTGTATTAGGGAACCCAGCTTGATGAACAAACATACAGTCTATACTGCCTTCAACAATTATACATGATGGGTGATGCTTAGCATTTTGAATATTAAATAAATTATCAGCTCTTTTAAAACCTTTATTATATAGATATCTTGGCTCTTGATGAGATTCTACTGCTCTACCAATAAAGCCTGTCAATTTGTAGCTGTGAGATCTTACAGGTATAACAACTCTGTTTTTTTCTATTGAGAACCCAACCTCAAAGTGCATCAAGGTATCTAATGTCAATCCTCTCTCAGTTAAAGTTTTCAACTTAGATGCTTGATCTTTGTCATCGTAATCGATTACAACACTATCAATTACAAGCTCATCATTATTCTGCTTTACATACTTATAACTGTTTAACTGTTTTTCAAGCGAAACTTTATCTAGAGCAAAATCTTTGCCGTATGGCTTTCCTGTAAGATGAAAGTACAGCTGTCTAAAATTACCTTTTTTCCCACAAGATGGGTTAAAGCATTGCCACAAACCTGTCCTAACATTAATATACATAGCAGCACTATGTATATTCTTATGGAATGGACAATATACATTTAATTCCTGACCAGTTGCTGACTGAACTGGAACAGAATATTTTGTAAACAAATCGTATATTTCTTCTTCCAATTGTCTAGACGTAAATTTTGAATCTATAGACATTGCGCCTCGCGTCATAATCAGTGATTAAACTTGTCTTTCCAAAAGAACCCTTTTTCTTCTTTGCCTCATCTTCCATCCAAGGTCTTAATCTAGACAATGTTTCAATATCTGCAACCTCGCCAGAAACAATAACTTTATTTATTTTCTTGCCCATTAGATATCCCACTCCTCTGCCCATTTTCCTGTTTCTAAATTCCATCTAAGATAGAAGCCGAAGTGTGATGCTCGCCTTACTTTCCTAGATACTACTTGGAATAAGTCCGACGACATCTCTCTGTGTATCGCCAGTACTAAGTCGGCATCATATGCCAACTGTTTACTCCAAGCCACTTCTTCAAGCTCCGGCGGTCTCTCTGAATGACCGTCAGCCATTGTTACAGCAGCAACATCTATGATTGGAACGCCATTCTTAACAGCTATTCTTTTAAAAGCTTTTGAAAGATTCTTCGCCTTTTCTGTTTCAGTTTTAGAACCAGATGCATCATCAAACAAACCATGATAATCAAGAATAACAATATCAGGATGATATTGGTCTATCTTTGCTTGAACCATATTTTGATCTGCAGTTTCAAGACCTTCTGACGTTACTAAATGGATTGCATGCTTACCTGTGAATGTAGCCTCAGCCCATTTCTCATACGTCTCAAGGATGCTGGGGTTTGCTTTTATCAAATCCGTGTTAGTAAAATGACCTTCGCCATTATTTAAAAGAGTATCTAATCTTTGACCTTCTTGCTGTTTATTCATTTCTAAAGAAATAATTAGCGGTCTGTAGCCAGCCTTCCAAGCATTTACAGCAAACAATCTTGCAATAAATGATTTACCAACACCTGTCCACCCTAGAAGAACAATAAAGTCTCCTGGTTGCCAGCCGCCAAAAACCTTGTCGATTACATTAATGCCGGACGGTACACCTTGAATTTCTTTTTTATTCTTAGATCTTTCTTTTAAATCCTCAGCTCTATCTTTCCACTCACCAACAAGATCAGTATCTTTTAGATTACTAGAAAACTTATAAAGCTTTGAAGCCTCCTCCATTAAATAAGAGATTGCTTGTCTTGCACCAGTTTCACCAATTAGCGTATGCGCCTTTGAAACAATGCTTCTTGTTTGATATGCTAAAGACTCCTTCTTTGCTTCATCAATATAATAGGCAATTGGCTCTGGCGTTGATATAAACTCAAAATCAGAGTGGTGCTGCTTTACTGTCTCTTTGGACGGCACCCGCTTATGATTCTCATAATGGTTTACTATAAAATTCCATATATCACGGTGCTCTAAAAACACATTTTCAACACCTCCGTTTACAGCAGAGACGTAATCTTTAGAGTCAATGATTGCATTTAGCAATCTAACTTCGTAATTCATTTACGATTCCAATCTTTTTTTGGTTTCCTGTACAATGTCTTTAAATTTATCTTGCGACTTCTTTTCAAATTCAACCTTTTCTACGAACGCTCTAGATTCTACAGCAAAATCAAACACCAAGAACGGACCTGGGCGAGATTTTACAAAATATTCTACGGCTTTATCAAGATTATCTTTCTTATAAAAAGATGTTAATGCATCAGCCACCTGCTCTTGCCTTGGAGAGTCGGGTATAAAAAGCTTATGATGCTTTCTGCAACAATCTTTGAAGTACTCTATCAGTTCGTTTCCAGTTGGAAGCATTTGGATCACTCACCTCTTTCCAAGTTTCTTGCATTACATCAAATTCAGATAAGCCGCCATTGACACCATAGAAAGAATCTGTCTCCCACATATTAAGAATACATTCTTTTCTAACAGTGCATGATTTACAAACAGTTTTGGCATACTGAACTTCATCATATTTATAAGAAAACCAGTACTTACCATTTTTGTCTATTAAGCAAAGAGCTTTCTTTCTCCAGCTATCGATCATTTTTCAGCGTCTAACTCTTGAAGCTTTGCTTCTATTTGTGAATCAACAGAGTCCCAAAGCTTCTTCCAGCCTTCCTCGTCTTCAATACCACTGCAAATAACTCTTGCCCCGGCATCTAGTCTTAAGGATTCGTAGTTGCCAAGATTTTTGGTAATACCTACAGAAGCCCAGATTTCAACTTGACCTTCATTGAGTTTATTTAATTGTGCCATTATTAGCTCCTTCTTAGTTTTATTTTTTGTGACATTCTTATAACTTTAGCTTGTACTGGTTTACTATTTGATGGTCTACCCGGAGTTCTTCCATTGAAGAAAGAAACCATGTCATACACATCCTGCTTTTCATAGTACCGCCAGTTCTTGTAACCATCACAGGTTTCGCTAAACTTTTTTCCACTTGGTATTAAATTTCTTTTTTCATATTTTCGAATGGTATCAGGTCTTTTTTCAACTATCTTAGCTACTTCACCTATTGTATATATCCTATGCAATATTAACTCTGCGCTATTGTAAGGGAATATAGCTTCTTTTTTTGTTGAGAGATCGACAGCATAAATTTGATTCATATTCTTAACAATTTTTTTTATTTTAATAATTGTATCAGAATATTTATAAAATTTATTTTTAATAATCTTGTCCTGCAGTAACATATCTTTCCTTCACCGGTTTAAAATTAAACTCTATTAAAATTGAGTTAAGCTCTTTTAATTCAACATCAACACCTCGAGCACAACCGATGCATGTTAAGTCAATATAACTTTTCTTGGATGCAAAATATTGAACACCAAGAAGCATTTTATTATGGCATCTAACACATCGTAACTCTTGATTGCAATAATAGCTTTTTAATTCCGGTATATCGATTCTTTTATTTTTCATTTGTCCAACCAGCAGTTATATTCTGCTGTTACTATACCTTTCTCGGGATGTACGAATACTAATGATTGCGATGGTCTTCCAGCAGCAGCTAATGTTTCAGCAGCATATGTATTTACAGATTCCGGGCTGCCTGCAATTCTTAACTGAACTGTATTGAAGGTCATCTTTGTTGGAGTATGGAAATGACCGATATAAATATCATCAAAGTCTTCTTCAATAGCCCCAATCTTCCACCCATAAGCTTTCTTTTGAAAAGCATAAAATGATGAAAGACTTCCAAATTGGTCTCCATGACAAAGCAGTGCTTTATATTTACCAATTTTATCTACTGCATACCAATGTCGCTCTCCACGACCATCTGGTATTACAAACTTGACTCTTGGTTCTTTTTCAAACATTAACTGAGTGATGCGATAAAGCATTCTATCACCATTTGTTTCTGGGTCGTGATCTCTTCTTGCTCTACCGCCAATAGAACCGTGATTACCTATCACACCAACAAATGTAACTTTTTCAAAGTTTTCAAGCATCATATTAATAAAATTCTTCATAATTCTAGGACCATCAACAGTAATCTGTCTATACAGACCGCCATCGACTAAGAAAGATTGCCCAGGGAAAATCAACTCTCCCTCAATAATATCTCCAAGAGCCCATATCCTAACTTCTTTTACAGGATGATCTTTTCTCTGTATTTCAGTAAGATTAATAATTTTTTCTGCATATCTATAAATTCTTTCTTCGCATACAGTTGAATTATAATCTGGCGTTACTTTTGATAGCTGCCAATCTGAAAGTATTGCAACTGCAACCTCTTCATTACCGCGTCTCTTATCAATCTTTGGCTTAGGAATTGGTTTAACCTTTGCAGATGCAATATCGTCTCTGACGGCTTGGTAGACTGCGGAAACCAAATCATCATTTTTATTCTTTATTTTATTGTATTCTTGCAACAATCTAGTGTATGCAACTTTAATCTCTGCTTCTGATTCGGGCTTT